ATCTATGCTTGGTTGGTCCAGATGGACTACTTTAAGGAACTTACAGATCAAGACGTAAGAAAAAGATTATATGAAGATCAAAAAGATCAGATAGAACAAGATATGGCACCTTTTGGGTTTATGGATGATGGACTAGATGATACTAGTTTTGTTGATAAAGAGGGGGATAGATGGTTTACTGACGAATATGGTGATATGGGACATATGTGGGAATATCGTTAATGGATTTAGATGGACAGATTAAGTTAGGACATCTATTACTTCAAGATAGAACTTGTAAAAAATGTGGTGAAATAAAAAACTTAGTCGATTGTTTTTATAGAACAAGAAAGGATAGAGGAGCAGTAGCATCATCATATTCTTATGAGTGTAAGGAATGTACTATCAAAAGGATAATGGGTAGTAAAAAATCAAACAACACCTGGGAATATCCTGATTGGTAGTTCACGTCGTGTTTCCCCTGTGAAAAGTGTCCTTTTAATAAATATTTTCAGATAAACTGAGATCACGGAGAATCAAAAATGGCGACTCCTCAATTATCTCCTGGAGTACTGGTAAGGGAGGTTGACCTAACAGTAGGAAGAGCTGATAATGTTTTAGATAATATTGGTGGCATTGCGGCACCATTTGAAATTGGACCTGTAGAAGAGGTAACTAATATCCCTACAGAGCAAAGACTTCTGTCTGTATTCGGAGAACCAAAAGAAGCAGATAGTCACTATGAGTATTGGATGAGTGCATCGTCCTACCTCTCATATGGTGGTGTTCTTAAGGTCGTAAGAGCAGACGATGACGACCTGAAGAACTCAAATGCAGGTGTAGGAATTGCAGCAACAACTACGCTGAAAATCAAGAACTACGACGACTACGGTAACAACTACGAGTCGGCAACTGACTTCTACTATGCTGCTAAGAATCCAGGTTCTTGGGCAGATGGACTGAAGGTTTGCTACATCGATGACCTTGCAGACCAAACAATCGGAGTTTCGACAAACAGTGCAGGCAGCAACCTCGGACTTGCTGGTTTAGGTGCTACTGTCGGAATGGGTGTTACTGCAGCAATCTCTGGCGTTATTCCTAACGCATCCACTGGTGGCACTTCATCCTTCACCGGATATCTGAAGGCAATCGTCACTGGAGTATCCACCGCAGCATCTGGAACTGCAAGTTCCGTTGATGTTAAGATTGTTTCGAGAGTAGATTCTGCAGGCACAGAAACAAGAATCGATTACGCAGAAGGCGATGCTTTCTCCTCTTTCGATACTGCTGACACCCTGTTCTTTACCTCTGATGCAGGTAATGTAACATCAGGAGTAACACCAACAAGTGCAGTTGATTGGTATGATCAACAGACTTTAGGTCTTACAAACTCCACAGTATATTGGAAGACTCTTGCTCCAAAACCAGGAACAAGCGTTTATGCTGACGAAAGACAAGGACATGGTGATGAACTTCACATCGCTGTTGTTGATGATAACGGTGACTTAACCGGAGTCAAAGGTAATATCCTTGAGAAGCACACCGGTCTTTCGAAAGCAACAGATGCTGTATCGGCAGTAAATTCCCCACAAAAGATCTACTATAAAGATTACATCAGAGATTTCTCCACTAATCTTTATGCAGGTAAGAGTCCTCTTGCTGCTATCGATGCACATCACGGCACTGTTCCAACAGCAACTGGATTTACTGCATACACTGGAGTAAAATCCGCATCATTCACCGCAGAGGGTGGTGCTGCAAACCAAGGTGGAGTTGCACAGGACAAGCAGTTCCTTTCAGTTGGTAATAAGACTTACACCTTCTCAGGTGGTAATGATTACCAGAGCACAGGCGGAGATGGTTACAAGGCAGATCTTGGAAAACTCATTACCGCATACGGACTCTTCAGCAACAAAGATGAAACTGAAGTTGATTTCTTAATCATGGGTCCTGGTTGTGACACTGAAGCACAATCTCAAGCAAAAGCAAACTATCTTATCTCTCTCGCAGGAGCAAGAAAAGATTGTATGGCAGTTGTTGGTCCTCACAGAGCGAACGTTGTTAACATCACAAACACTGAGACTCAGACCACAAATCTGATTAACTACTTCAGCCCATTACAATCCTCGTCTTACGCGGTATTTGACTCGGGTTATAAGTATACCTTCGATCGCTTTAATAATAAGTTCCGCTACATTCCATGCAACCCAGACGTTGCTGGCATGATGGCAAGAACTGCTCTTGTTTCTTATCCGTGGTTCTCTCCTGCAGGTCAGCAAAGAGGAGTTATTAACAACGCTGTTAAACTTGCTTATAATCCATCTAAGACTCAAAGAGATCGTCTCTATCCTAAGAGAATTAACTCCTTCATCACTTCGCCTGGTGCTGGAACATTCCTCTTCGGCGATAAGACTGCACTTGCTTATCAGTCTGCTTTCGACAGAATCAACGTTCGCCGCTTGTTCCTCACAATTGAGCAATCACTTGAGAGAGCAGCGCAGGCACAACTCTTTGAACTTAACGATGAACTGACAAGAGCAAACTTTAGAAACATCGTTGAACCATTCCTCCGTGATGTTCAAGCAAAGAGAGGACTGATTGACTTCCTCGTTATTTGTGATGAGTCAAATAACACACCAGATGTTATTGATAATAATGAATTTAGAGCAGACATTTTCCTGAAGCCTGCCAAGTCGATTAACTTTATTACACTTACTTTCGTCGCCACACGAACTGGAGCAAGTTTCCAGGAAGTCGCTGGTAGAGTTTGATCATTAAATTATAAAAAAACGGAGGATTTCTAAAAATGTCAAACTTACGCACGCTCACCTCTTTTAAATCCGCACTTCTGGGTGGGGGAGCAAGACCAAATTTATTCGAAGTTTCAATTCCAACATTCCCAACAGCAGCATTACAATCCATTCCAAATCAAGAGTGGAATGCTGCTGCTCAGACGGATCTAAACTTTATGTGTAAGGCTGCTCAGTTGCCTGCATCTAATATTGCTTCTATCGATATTCCTTTCAGAGGTCGTACTCTGAAGGTTGCTGGCGATAGAACTATCGAGAACTGGACTATTACCATTATTAATGATGAGAATTTCTCTCTGAGAACTAAATTTGAAATCTGGATGAATGGTATTGCCAAATTAGATGATAATACTGGTGCTACAAGTCCAGGTGCATACATGGCCGATGCATATGTCTATCAGTTGGGTAGAGGATATGCTAATAATAAGCATAGCACAACTAATGGAGGAGTAGCTGATGCTGGTGCCGAACCACCAGTTAAAGTTAAGCCACTGAGATCTTACACTTTCCACTCCATTTTCCCAGTAAACGTATCCGCTATCGATCTCTCTTACGATTCAAGTGATACAATTGAAGAGTTTACAGTTGAATTTGCTGTTCAAAGCATATCTGCTAATGGTGGAACTGGAGAGACAGATCAGAACGGCGTAACAATTAACGGATTCTGATTAACTTCATTTTCTCCTCTAATAAATAGTAGAGATACAGTTTAGAGTTTAATAATGTCCAAATTATTTGGGTTCTCTATTGAGGATACTGAACCACTCTCACCATCAGTAGTCTCCCCCGTTCCTCAGTCAAATGAGGACGGGGTTGACCACTATATGAGTAGTGGTTTTTTTGGTTCTTATGTAGATATTGAAGGAGTATATAAAACTGAGTTTGATCTCATCAAGAGATATCGTGAGATGGCGCTTCATCCAGAGTGTGATAGTGCGATTGAAGATATTGTAAACGAGGCAATCGTTTCTGATAGTAACGATAGTCCAGTTGAGATTGAACTTTCTAATCTTAATGCTAGCGATGGTATTAAGAAATCTATTAGACAAGAATTTAAGCACATCTTAGATTTATTGGACTTTGATAAGAAAGCACATGAAATCTATAGAAATTGGTATATTGATGGTAGACTTTACTACCATAAAATAATCGATCTGAAGAAACCTGAAGATGGTATTCAGGAACTTCGTTATATTGACGCAATGAAAATGCGTTATGTAAGAAAACAGAAGAAGAATGAAAAGAAACAACTGAATAGACTTAATCCATTGAAGCAAGACCCAATGGATTATGATTTTCCTGAACTGGAAGAGTTCTTTATCTACAATCCAAAGTCTGGAATGGGTGGAAATCCAATGCAGTCAAATGCGAGTCAAGGTGTCAAGATGACCAAGGACTCGATTGCATATTGTACATCTGGTTTAGTAGATAGAAATAAGGGATCAACTCTTTCTTACCTTCATAAAGCAATTAAGTCTCTCAATCAACTTAGAATGATTGAAGATAGTTTAGTTATCTACAGATTATCAAGAGCACCAGAACGTCGTATTTTCTATATTGACGTTGGTAATCTACCAAAGGTAAAAGCAGAACAGTATCTGCGTGACGTTATGATGAGATATCGTAACAAGTTGGTATATGATGCGTCTACAGGAGAGATTCGTGATGACAAAAAGTACATGGCTATGCTTGAGGACTTCTGGCTGCCGAGACGTGAAGGGGGCAGAGGAACTGAAATTTCTACTCTTCCTGGTGGTCAAAACTTGGGAGAAATCACTGACATTGAGTATTTTAAGAAGAAACTTTACAGGAGCCTTAATGTTCCGCCGTCAAGAATGGACGGAGAAGGTGGATTTAATCTGGGTAGATCATCTGAAATACTTAGGGATGAACTCAAATTCACAAAGTTCGTAGGTCGTTTGAGAAAAAGATTCTCTGCAATGTTTAATGACATGCTTAGAACTCAATTACTTCTGAAGAATGTGATTACTCCAGAAGATTGGGAGATGATGAGTGAGCATATTCAATATGATTTCCTATATGATAATCATTTCTCCGAATTAAAAGAGGCAGAATTATTAAATGAGAGACTATCTCTTGTTGAAACTGCACAACCATATGTGGGCAAATATTACTCACAGGACTACGTAAGACGCCATATCTTGCGTCAAACTGACATCGAAATCCTTGAGCAAGATAAACTTATCAAGGATGAAATCAAAAAAGGTATCATTCCTGATCCTGCAACAATCGATCCAGAAACTGGTCAACCACTAGATGCAGGGCAAGATCCAGCATCAATGGACCTGGGAGCACCAGTCATGGAACCAGAGATTGATGCTTCTTCTGCTGAACCAATTGAGATGCCCAAGGGTGGCGAGATATAAATATAAGTAAATTTGTAACATGGGAAACATGGATGAACTTTTAGACATGATGATTACTGATGGATCACCTTCGAAAATATCTGATACAATCAAAGACTTACTTTTTAGTAAAACTAGTGAGAGAGTCTCCTCCCATAGAGAAACGGCTGCTGCTTCTCTCTTTGGTGGCAATCAGGAACAGTCTGATACTGAAGTAGAAGCAGAAGAAGAATAAATAAAATATACAAGTAGATTATAAAAATGTCACGCATTTTACCATTAGGAGAAAAAGCAGCACTAGCAGCAGGTAGCAGTAATGCAACTACTGTTGGTAATGCAACCGTTGTGAGAATTGTTGCAACTGCGGGTGTAGTCGTTGTATTCAGAACAGACTCCAGTGATACAGTTATTGGGTCTTTCACTCAACTTAACAACAGTGTTGAGATAGTTGAGAAGAGTCCAAGCGATAAAATTTATGTAACCGGAGCTGCAGTTGAGGTAGCAAAAGTAGGATTCACCAATTAAAACAATGAAACTTATCAGAGAAGAGATCGAATCTGTCAAATTTCTTGTAGAGAAAACAAAGTCTGGCAAGAAATCACTGTATATTGAGGGAGTATTCCTTCAGGGAAACATTAAGAACCGCAATGGTCGTATGTATCCTATGGATACTCTTCGTCGTGAAGTTTCTCGTTACAACGAATCCAACGTTCAGGCAGGTAGAGCACTTGGAGAACTTGGACATCCCGATGGTCCTACTGTGAATCTTGATAGAGTATCACATAAGATTGTCTCATTAAGAGAGAGTGGAGATAACTTTATTGGTAAGGCAAAAATCCTCGGAACACCGATGGGTAAGATTGCCGCAAATCTTGTAGAAGAAGGTGTAAAACTTGGCGTTTCTTCTCGTGGTATTGGATCACTTAAAACAACAAAAGAGGGATGCAATATTGTTGGCGACGACTTCATGTTAGCAACTGCTGCTGATATTGTTGCCGATCCTTCGGCACCTGATGCATTTGTTGAAGGTATTATGGAAGGTAAAGAATGGGTCTGGGAAGGTGGATTACTTCGCGAAAAATATGCTGAACAGACCAAAAAGAAAATCAACACACTCGTTGATCAGAGAGCGTTAGAGGAGCATAAACTCCAGTTATGGGGTGATTTCTTATCTAATCTTTAATTTTATAAATAAATATAGTTTTAATACCCGGCAATAACGGAGAGTTCAAATGTCTCGTGGAGATTTACAAGAAATGGAAGTAAAGACACAGCAATCCAAAACTGCTGTTAATTCTGGGGCTGCTGCTGCAGATCCTATGCCTAAGATGGCAGATCCTGGCACTCAACTGGCTAACGTTGAGGATCTCGGTGGTCCTACTCCCGAGAACTATAAGTCGGATGATGATTCGGCAAAACTGAAAGAGCCAGGTGCTACCCTCAAGCAAGTCAAGGATATAGTCACCAAAGGTGCTAAACCTGCTGACCCAATGCCTAAGGGTATGAAGGAAGAGGAAGAAGTAGCAGACGAAGAAGAAGTAGTAGCAGAAGAAGAAGAAACAACCGATGAAGTAGTCGCTGAAGAAGAGACTGCTGAAGATGAAGTTGTTTCCGAAGAGGAAGTCGTTGCTGAGTATGACATCGAAGAAGATGTCAATGCTCTCCTCGCAGGCGAAGAACTCTCCGAAGAATTCCAGGCAAAAGCACGCACTATCTTTGAGGCAGCAATCAACTCTAAGGTTGCTCAAATCAAAGAAGAACTGGAAACAAAGTATGCAGAACAGTTCGCTGAAGAAATTGTTGCTGCTAAAGAGTCACTCGCTGAGCGTGTTGATTCTTACCTTGAGTATGTCGCTGACGAGTGGATGACAGAAAATCAACTCGCAGTCGAGCATGGACTCAAGACTGAGATGACGGAATCATTCCTCTCCGGAATGAAGAGTCTTTTTGAAGAACATTATGTAACAATCCCTGAAGAGAAGTATGATGTTCTTGAGAGCATGGTAGAAAAACTTGATGATATGGAGACAAAACTCAACGAGCAAATCGAAAAGAATATCTCCCTCAATTCCAGACTCAATGAGTCGGTTGCTGAAGGAATCTTAGATCAAGTCTCTGATGGTCTTGCACAGACACAGAAAGAGAAGCTCGCCTCACTTTCCGAAAGTGTAGAGTTTGAAAGTGAAGCACAATATCGTGAAAAGTTAGAAACACTGAAGGAGTCATACTTCTCTCAGAAGACCGTTTCTACTCCAGCTAAGACCGAGACCCTCTCTGAAGGTGTAGAGAATACACATCAATCATTTACTGGTTCGATGGAATCCTACATGAGAGCACTGGGTTCTACACTTGGCAAAAACTCCTGATTTTAACATTAACTCAAACGTAAACTAACCACACATAGGTAAAAGCAAATGTTCCATTCCGAACAGTTGCAGGAAAAGTGGGCACCTCTCCTCAACCATGAGGGTCTTGATAAAATCGAGAACTCCCATAAGAGAGCAGTAACCGCAGTCCTGCTGGAAAACCAAGAAAAATTCCTCCGTGAGCAAACTGCCTTCGAGCAAGGCACCACAATGCTGACTGAGCAACCAAACATGAACACCCAAACCGGCTCTGCTGCTGGTTTCTCTGGTGGTGCAACCGCAACAGGTCCTGTTGCAGGTTTCGATCCCGTTCTGATTTCTCTGATCAGACGCTCTATGCCTAACCTGGTCGCATATGACCTCGCAGGTGTTCAGCCAATGTCTGGTCCTACTGGACTCATCTTTGCGATGCGTTCACGTCGCGACAGTCAGTCTGGTGCTGAAACCTTCTTCGATGAAGTAGATACCGCATTCTCCGGTCAGGACAAAGGTCTTGACCTCACCAACGGCATGACCAATGCTGCAGTTGGTATGGGTACTACCGGATTCAACCCTGGCACTAACCCTGGTGCTCTGAATCCTTCCTCCAACACCACACAGAAAGCATATTCTGTTGGTCAGGGTATGCGTACAGACGACGCAGAAGCACTTGACGGTACTGGAAGCAATGCTTTCAACCAGATGGCATTCTCGATCGAGAAAGTCACCGTTACTGCGAAGTCCAGGGCACTGAAGGCTGAGTATTCCTTAGAACTCGCACAAGACCTCAAGGCAATCCACGGTCTGAACGCTGAAGCGGAACTGGCAAACATTCTCTCTACTGAGATTCTTGCCGAGATCAACCGCGAAGTCATCAGAACCATCTACAAGACTGCTGAGTCTGGTGCTCAAGTCAACACCGCAACCGCTGGTGAGTTCGACCTCGATGTCGATTCCAACGGACGCTGGAGTGTTGAGAAGTTCAAGGGTCTCCTGTTCCAAATCGAGCGTGATGCTAACGCAATCGCACAAAGAACTCGTAGAGGAAAGGGCAACATCATCATGTGTTCCGCAGACGTTGCTTCTGCACTGACCATGGCTGGTGTTCTCGATTACACCCCTGCACTCAACGCTAACCTCAACGTTGATGACACC